CCACCAGGACTTGATCACCCGGCGAGGGTGGGCAGTACAGCCCCCATCCAGAGCCGGCCCATGGCGAAAGTACGGGCAGCCAGCCGGTCAATACGCCTTCCGGCTGCAAGGTAACTTTTGCCGTTGCCGTTCCAGGATCGACCGAGGTCACTGTTCCGAAACGTGGTTGGCTATCAGCCTGGTCCAACGCGCCCGCGTGCTGCTTGATTATATTGATAAAGCGTTCCATCACAGGCCTGCCTCGCCGCCGACGGCCGCCGTGTCGCGCCCTGCCGATGAATTGTGCGCTATGACGTGCTCGACGAGCCCGCCGTTCTGACGGAACCTTCGTTCGATCATATCGATGTAATATATTTGATCGAAACTGGTGCCGGTGCCTTGTATGGCAATCATGCTGCGCGGTGTGAGCGCAAGTTCCCCGGGCATGCTGATCCTGATGGTGCGCTCGTGTCTGGTCAGTTCCGCGATTTTCCGCTGGGCGAACCTGAGGGCATCATCCGGCGTCATATTAGGTCGCATGAAGACGTAGCGTTGGGCTGATGAGCCGGACTGACCGGCAGAGCCAGCTCCGTTCGCGCTGGCTCGTTGGGCCAGCGCCGAATTTTGTCGCGAATTCCAGCTCCTCACGACCACTTCGATGTCGCGCGCCAGGGTGAGCGATCGCGCCAGCCTGAGGTCGAGTACGTCTTTGGGGCTCAATGCCAGCACAGAACTCGCTGATTGCGCTGTTGGCTGGAAGTAGAGAGCCTGTCCTTGAACGAAGAGATCGAAGCCTTCGTGTCGAGCAAGAAACACCAGCAGGTCCCACTCGGTGGTCGTCCGGCTGAACTGATCGAGCGTGGTACGGTCGTGCTCACTCTGGTAGTATCTGCCGATTGGCGTGCTGGTAGGCGACACATGGGGTACCAGGTTGCGCCGTTGCGCGAGCAGCGAGGCGATCTCGCTCGAGGTGCGGTTGGCAAAGGTCTCCTGCATCCGTGCCTCGATCAGCGCGGCAGTGAAATCGCGCCCATCAATTTGAACCAGACCGAGTGCGGGATCGATATTGACGTTGTCGACGGCGCCCTGGATGAGGCTGGTGAAAGAAGCGCCACCATCGAGGCTGAATTGAACGTCCACAAGAATATCCGTGGCAGCGGCCCAGAATGCAGCGTCAGCCCAAGGGTCCGGGCCGAGGGCAACAGTGGCGTTGAAGCGATCAGCCGCATAGTAGTTGTTGGATACGACCTCTGCTTCCAGCGCTCCGACGAGGACCTGGCCATTTGCAATGAGACGGAGGCGCGGAGCTCTGGACACCGGAACGAGATCATTGAGCGGCAATGCCGCCTCCTGCGCTGGGATTCGTGTCCGGGATTAGCAGCGTCGTCACCCCGACCAACATCGGATCCGAAATCCGGTTGAGCTCCGCAATCCGTATCCACTGGGTCGCATCCCCGAGCTGGACCGCTGCGACGTGGAATAGATTTTCCCCCGCGACGGTGATCGATTTCATGGTCAGCTGCTGGCATTTCCGAGATTGATGGCCGCACGGCGGATGAAGGCGTTCGCAGAGACCAGGGAAGCCAGTTGACCACTGGCGTCGGTCGCTGCTGTCAGTCCATCGATGCCGTCCTCTGCCGTGCTTATGGCGCCAAAGTTCACTGTGGTGAGCGTCGCATCCGCGGCGCCGGTTGAAGCGGCGATCGCCGCTTGGGCGCCGGTCAGGTCGGCTTGAGCTGATGCGAAGGCGGCCGTGCCAAGGGTGGTGGCACCAGGTGCTGCCAGCATTGCCTGAAGTCCCGAGAGATCCAGCCCAGCGTCCCACGCGTGACCGACGGCGCTGGTGACGTCGCCGAGCACGGTGGAGGCGAGGGAAACCGCCAATTGCGCCAACGAGGACGCCTCGTCCTGGAGCACCGTGCAGCGAATGTGGTACGGGATCCACCATGCATTACGATAGTCCGCGCAGAATTCGCTGATCAGCACCGTGTAGAAAAAGACGTCCCATGTCAGCGGCAAGGTCAGCCCTGCCACGCGCATTTCGTCAACGCTGCGGGCGCGCAGCGTCGCATCTGGCCCGGTGAAAATGCCTGTAAAGCAGATCTCTGCATCGTCGCGACCCAGTGTGTCGACCACACGCGAGCCTGTCGGCAGTCTGTGTACAGCGAGGCGCTGTCTGCCACCAAAATTGACGCCGGAGGGAAGTTCGAAATCCTGAAAGGCGATTGGGCCCAGGAGAAGTGCGACATCAGACATCTGTGGCGCCGTTCGTCATTGTCCGCCGGTGTTGTGGTCGTGCCTGGATGACGGCGCGCAGCACCGTCGGGACACGCGCTACGGTGATCTGCTCAGGCACCTATGGGTGCCCCGGGGAACGTGGCGGTCATCCTCGGGTCGACCCCGGTTGTCATTGTCCCGGGCCGGGAAGCCTGCCTTTCCAGGTGGTCAATGACCCAGCGCCCTAGCTGCGCGCCGTCAAGCGCAACTGTCCCTTGTTGTTCTGTCCCGGCGGTTTGCGTGGACTCGGGTTGACCGCCTGGAGGCGGAGTTGTCCTGGTCATCTGCCGGGGCGAGTTCCGGTTCGCCACGAGCGGAGGTGACGTGTCGATCGAATTCCTACTTGTGGGCCAATCGTCCTGCGGGTCGGGCAGGCCAATCGGTGCGGCTGTGAAGTACTGGGGGGCAGTTGCACCGATGGGCCGCCGGGCCGGGGCAACTCGCGCAAGCTGTTCAAGCCGAACACTTGATTGCACCGGAGTGACCGAGAGGGATGAGCTTTGCTCCGGCCTCTGGGGAACCACCGTGTTCGTCTGGGGATCCGAAGGCGTATTCGAGGCCGGGTCGATGGTTACGCGCGCCGATGACGATATATCGGCCGCCTGCGGCATCATCGACGGGGAGGATCGCCTGCTACTTCGTGCCGCGGACGTCGCCATCGCGACGGCCGCGCGGTGGGCCGCCGGTCGAGCCGCGCCTGGCGCGTTTTCCGGCACCTTTGTGTCCGTTTCCCACGGTGCATTGTAGCGTGTGGCTGATCCGCTGGGACCGATCCGGGGGCTACTTGCCTTCACGGCTGCCGGGCCGCTGATCGTGGCCGGGTCGTGCATGAGCGGCGCGAATATCGCCGTGTTTACTGCTGCGCCGAGGATACCCGGGGACACTGGTGGAATCCTCGGAACGAGCCGCGGTTCCACGTCAGCCGCGTCCGACGAGGGCAAACCGATCGAGGCCTCTGGCTGTGGCGCGCTGCGGCTGATTGGCGCTGCGGTCGTGGCGAGCAGGGAAAACCTTCTCCCGAGCTGCGCCAGCGCGGTTGGCATTACCGCATCCGGACCCAAGGAGACGTCGAGCACCTTGAGTTTCGCCCGCAGCAGGGCCAGGCCTTGTGATACACCATGTCCCAGTGCCAACCGGCTGCCGATGGCCGTGGCCTTGCGACCTGTCATGGGCGCACTTTCCACTGCATGGCATGCCAGTCGAAAATCTCCCCGTCCAGCGTTCCCATTGCGACCACGAACGCCAGGCGCTCGTCCGGCGGAAGGCTGAACGCAACGTCGAATGGCACCCCGTTCCGGACCAGATAGAGGCAGTCGATCAGTTCGGGGTGCCGGCTCAGTTTCCCGCGCTGTCCGCCACGTCCGCGGCGGCAAGTTCCGCGGATTGCTGCAGTGCGTTGGCTATGGCCGCGATCCCTGGATCGCCGAGACGGGCAACCATGGCTTCGATCTGGACTTCGTTGGCCGGCGACGGCACCGGCACATCGTCAATCGCGCTCACTGAGCTCGCGATCAGCGCCATGCCAAGCCACGGCTGGTTCTGTGCCAGGATCGGGCCGGCAGCCTTGAACAGGCGAAGCCGGTCCAGTGCTGTCAGCCTGCGGAGTGTCAGGCGGCGGCCATCGCCGTCGGTGATGGTTTCCGTCGCGGCTGCCGCCGCCATTATGGATGCGGAGGGGCTCATCAGATCCGGCGCCTCCGTACCGCAAAGAACTCCAGCTTCTGCTTCACGCTGCTGTCACCCTTCCACGTGCCGGCATTACTCAATCGGAATATGACATTGTCATACTGGTAAGTGGAGGTGGAACCGTCTGTCTCCGTCACATACTGATACATCGTCCCGGGCGGCACGCCGCTGCCGTTGAAGTACTGTTGCTCTGCAGCGGCGATGAAGTCATCGACCACCGAGCTGCCCCGCTCGAGCTCAAAGCTGCCTTCCCATCCTTTGGGCAGTTCCGTACCCATATGCGTCCCATCCAGGCGGTCCACACGTACCGAGTGCGTGATCTGGCGGCTGTCAAATGATGTGACATGTGTGAGATCGATGCGTCCCATCGGCCCTATCACCACGAGCTGGGTGTCGCGGCCGATTGAGAACATGGTGAGGGACATTCGGTTGCTCCTTAGAGCGCGACGACCCAAGGCGAAACCGCCGAAGGTCTGAATCGCGCGACAGAACAAAGAGTTGAAGCGGGGCGGCTTTGTCTACCTGAAGTCATCCTGCTCTAGTATCCGGTCGCAGAGGAGCGACGTGCCGACTTTCACTGAAATTGGGCACTAGGTCGCCGCTTGGCCGCTAGGGAGGGTCTGACGCGACACCTGCACTGTCTGACCGCCTTCCATATTAATAATGAACTTCTCGTTGATGGCCTGATACTGCACCTGGGCATCGGACTGGACATAGCCAAGGTCGGTTCGGCTCGAGGGATTATTGGAGGTGTCGCAGACAACGCTGAACGGCAAACTGCCGTCGGTGCTGCCAAGCAGTCCCTGCCCGAGCATGTTTTGCAGGAAAGCCAACTGCGTCGCCCTTATCCTGCGAAACAGATCCGAGGTAATGACCTGTCCAACATACTGGCCCATCCCCGCCGCGAGTGTTGCCGCAATATAGTTGGTCAAGCGGGTATAATTGTCACCGTTGACGGCTGAATTGGATGAGGAATTATGCCCGCCCCGCACACCCCAAAAGCTGCCGCCAGGCTGCGG